GATCTTGCCGTTCTTCGGCTTAGCCCAGGCGTAATAAAACGCCGGTTCCCCTCGATTCTGGTCCTTGCTGGGCTTATGGTGGATACTTGGCGAGTCCCCAAGTTCATAGTCAAACTCGTCTTTTTCATGCACCACTTGCGCGTCGCCGTCTTCCACATCCCCGTACCATTCCGCCATATCCCGAAGACCCAGGTAGCCGATCTGAAATTGCGCCTCGAAGCACCGCTTCTCGGAGTTCCAGTACGGGACCAGGTGCGCCTGGTTCATAAGTCCCACTTCTAATCCAAACTGGGCCGACTGCATGATCGCCCCATAGAGTGAGGTTGCGGAGCACTTCTGTAAATCAGGGTTCCGATGAATCGAGTTCATGGCTACCCGTAAGAAGCGGTCGATCTTGATCTTCTTTGGCAAGGCTTGCAGTAAAGCCTCCCGGTTCGCGTCAAGTAGCCCGGCAATGTCTGTTGGTTGTTTGGTTGCTAGCGCTGTGGTCATCCTTCCCTCCATTGTAAGATCGAGAGCCCGTTAGTGAACGCGGCCCAGTCTCGAGCGCTGGGTTTCACTGGCACTTGCTTAAACTCCCCATTGTCCTTGATGTAGAGAATCCACATCCGCGAGGCCTTGTCCAGCATCTTCTGGTAGCCGTGCACCTGGACGCGATGCCAGGGTGAAGGGACCCCGCTCTTGAGATCGAGCACCCCGTAATCCGGCCCCAGCATCCCCACGTAATCGACCCGTCCGGCATAGGGATAGACCTTGTGCCGGATCTGCCGCTCCAACATCATCGGCTGGGGTTTCGCGTGGGCAATCCACGCCATGATGGCCTGGTGATACCCATGATACTCCTGAGGCACCTCTGGATGGTCGCACCACCCCATCGATGCGCTAATTTCCAGCGCAAAGATGTCGTGCAGGTCTTGCCCCCGGTCGGCTGATCCAGGCGTATAGAAATCGCATCCGCCCGAGACCACCTCTACCACTTGGCTAACCGACCAGTAGCGGCCTTGGTCGTCGCCGTAGTGGCGCGGCTTGGATCTATCCACGCTGAGCATAGATATACTCCTCCGTGATCTCGACATCCGCCCGCCCGTCCAGCATTCCCGCAGCCCCCAGCTTATTGAGCTTCACCTGGTTCAGATCGAAGATTTGTGGGAAGTCACGCATCAAGGTTGCCGTATTCTTCACCGTATAGACCTTCCTGGTTGTTCGTGTCTGCTTTGTGCCAGCCTGCGTTTCAATTGACTTGGCCGGAGCCTGTACAATCGGCGCAGCCTTCAAGACCACTTCCGCCACGTCCTTCCCCTTCGCTTCGGCCTTTGCAATGGCCCTGGCGTTCTGCGCGTCGATCTTGGACTGGATCTTGGCTTGCTCAATTTTCGCCAGCCGATCCTGTTCCCTGTCCCACTCTCCCATCTTCTTCGAGAGCGCGTCCTCATGCCCCTTACACTCCTTCACAAACTCGTCGAATGGGCGCTTAGCCTCCTCCCATGCTGTCTTAAGCGGTCGGCACACATCTTCTTTCTGCGCTTCAGCCTGCTTCCGAAAGGCTCGAAGCGCGTCCCATAAGTCAGCCGCTTGCTTCCGTGCGGCTTGCCCTTGGACCGTTAAGCTATTCGCCTGTTCAATGACTGCCTTGCTTGCTTCAAATACGTCTACCGCTGTCTCTTGCATCGCCTTCCCTCCCTTTGTGTGATCACCACCAGTTCAATTCCACCCCTGTAATGATGACCGTTGCTGCCACGATGGACAGCAAGATCAAGGCATACCAGAGCAGATCGGCCCGATGGACCTTGCGCTCCCATTCGGCCGCCTGCATCTCGTATTCCATCATTCTGGCCCGCCGTGCCAATTGCAGGGCCGCTAAATCAATGTCTCTGACTCGTTCGTTGTCGCGCATGGGGCCTCCTGTAGTAGCTTGGCTTTGCCATCATCAAACCCGCTCGCATAATGCTGCTGCTCCACGGGGTCATCGGCCCATGTGGGGCAGACCTTCGCCCATCGGGCATCGCGAAAGCCTTGCAACTCTGCGCGGGCATACATCATGCGCCGTTCAAGAAATTCTTCATGGCGCTGGTAGCTGATGTCCGGATGAATTAACATACTGCCTCCTTTCATAAATCTAACGCCTCAATCTGGCAATTCGTCATAACATGCATCGCAAAGTGTATGGTGAGTCGGCTTGAATATGTCTCTAAAGTGTCGCTTCTCATGGAGGCCCTTCGGCTCCAAATAATTCCCACACCGAGCACAATTAATCAGTTGCTTGATTGATCCAAGGAACCCAGGCTTGCGGATCGCCCACTTCTCGGTAGATTCTCCTTCTGGAAGTAGCTCATGTTTAACCTTCATAACTCCAACGCCTCTCGCTCGAACTGCCATTCTGCCTGCTCATCCGTCCATTCCACCCGACACTCCCAGCACGGCAGCAGATGCCCGTGGGTCTCGCAAGAATCAGGCGGGTCAAGGAGTTTGTCATAGTCTGGCGTCATGCCTCCCCTTTTCCCATCAATCGATCAAAGAGTTGATTGGCCCTGAGCTTGCCGAGCCGAGACTGGACGCCCTTGGTCACGGCTCGCATCCTAATCGCCTTCGCCACCACATCGGGCTTGACGGGTGGCCGTGTGAGTTCGTAGAGAAACCGCTGATGATTGGCAAAATACTGTGAGGTGCGGGTCATGATGTCCCTTCCTTTCCATCGGGCCGATAGCCACGGTCATAGAGATATTGGCCCAAAAAACCCGAGCACAGTTTTGACAACGACACCTCAGGATGGTCGCGTTTATAGCGGTCCATTAAGGCGCGGAGTACAGGAGAGAGGTAAATGCTAAAACCTTGCGATTTCATAGGTCTCCTTTCGATAATCATCATGTGCTAGTTGTAGCATGTAGCTACTGGAGTGTCTAATAAATAATATTTATAGAGAGCGTGATATCTATAAGTAAAATTAATCGATCATCGATGAACCAAACGCCAAAATTCATTCTAGACTAGGGCCGCCCCAAGCGGGGAATCCGGGAGAGACCCAGGGAACGAGGGAGTAGGGAAGAAGAGAAAAATGCACGGGTGGTGGCCAAGGATTGAATTTCTTCTTCTCTTGATTTAGAATTATCTTGTAGGAGGGCTGTATGCAATTTGTCGCATTGACGCAAGATCCGGGGAATCATTTGACCGTGCAACTAGAGCAAGTCGGTGATGATGTCCTCATTCGTCTCGATGGGCTGGTGATTTGTCATTTAGAAGGCCGTCGAAACGTTGCGATGGTCTATCCAGCAAGCATTAAGAGTAAAGGGGTTGAGGTCGATATCACTGCATCATAAGGTTATGGCTCCTCAAACACGAGTTCGTCGCAAGTTCGCTGCTCTCACTGCTCGCCAAGAAAAATTTGCGCGGTGTGTCGCACTTAAGGGCATGACCTACTCTGATGCGTATCGCGCCGCCTATAGCGTTGAGAACTTTGAAGATTCTAGCGTGTGGATTAATGCGTCCAAGACGCGGAGGCTGGCTCATGTCTCACAAAGGATTGAACAATTACAACAAGTTGCGACGCATCGCCTCCTGATGTCGAAGCAGCAATACCTCGAAAAACTGGAGCGCATGGCCCTCGCAGACCCTCGGAAGATGTTTGGTCCACAGGGCGACGTGCTCCCCATAGGGGAGATCTCTGATGCCGAAGCCGATCTTATCGACGGAATCGAAGTCATTGAAAACTTCACGAAAGTCGGTGACCATCCCGAACATACGGGTTATACGAAAAAGCTCAAGCTCGCCTCGCGCCGACAAATCCTAAAAGACTACGGGGAAGCGCGAGGATGGTTGAAACAAGAATCCGACGAGGCAGGACCCGCCACCGTGTTTGTCCGGCGATGGGTCAAAGCCGACGTCTATGAGGAGGCAGCCCATGCACATCTTAGTCAGCATCCTACTCAGCCTCTCCTTGTGGGGAGCGGCAGCACAAGCGGAGACCCCGACCGAGTACTACAACCGGCAGATCCAGGGGATGATTCACGCGATGGAGCAGTCGCGAGCCGCCCAGGACCGAGCGGCCCAGATGCCCGCGTGGATGCAATGGAGGCTCCAGCGTCCCCTGATGCCGGGAGCCGTCCCCGTCGTGCCGTTACCCGGCGCACGATCACCCTATGAGTCACTACCGCAGTATGGCGCTGCTCCGTTCAGCGGATGGCCAGCCGTGCGCCAACCGGAGATGTGGGGCTCATGGGACGACGGTTGCTGCCCATATTAATAGCGTGGCCCATGGAAAGGGCATAGGGATCAAGGCCCCTGACTACTACACGGCGCATCTGTGCGCCCGTTGCCATGATCTCGTGGATGGGCGAGCAGGGACCCTCACGAAAGCCGAACAGCGGGACCTATGGATGGAGGCCTATCTCGTGACCGTCGAACGTTGGTTTACGATGGGCCTCCTCCATGCCTGATCTGATCTACCCGCCTGAGACCTGGAACCCCCGCCCTGATCAAATGCCCCTCTGGCTCGCGCTCCAAGAAGGGGTGGAGAACATCGAGGCCATCACCCACCGGCAGTACGGGAAAGATGAGTTGTTCCAGCATGCCACGGCCTGCAACGCCCTCGAACGGCCTGCCAGTTATACGTATTGCCTGCCGAAAACGGTAGACGTGCGCAAAAACATGTGGGAAGCCGTCAACCCACGAACGGGCATTAGCCGGATTGATGAGATCTATCCGGAGAGTATTCGGCTCGCCAAACTCGAACGGGACATGATCATCCGCATGCCCCACGAGCAAGGGGACGGGAAGTTCTCCAATATCATGTATACCGGCTCCGATAATCACACCGGCCTCCGTGGGCAGACAAGCCTGGAGTACAACTTCTCCGAATGGGCCTATTGTGACCCACAATCCTTGGCAGTGATTCGCCCGATTGTGACCGCGAACGGTGGGAAGATGCGATTCTTTACCACGGCCTACGGGAAGAATCACGCCTACAAGATGCTGATTGAGAACGCGAGGAAACCGAACTGGCGGTGTTTCCTCGTGACGAACAACAAGCGGCATCCCTTGGCGGACCTGCCTGAAGGGCGCGGCATTATCCATATCCAATCCCATCAAATACCCGAAGACAAGATGAAGGAGATTCTGGAGGAGAACATCCAGCTCTATGGTCCAGAGGTGGGGACTGCCTTGACGGAACAGGAGTATGAATGCTCGTTTGAAGAGATTGTTCCAGGGTCGTTCTACCTCGACCTCCTCTTGATTGCCGAACGCGAAGGCCGGATTACGAACATTGCGCCACGGCCAGAGCTGCCGGTCTATGCCTTCTTTGATATTGGATTCACCGATCCTACCGCCATTTGGTATGTTCAAGTGAAAGAACAAGGCTGGCTGGATTGTGTGGGCTATGACGAGCTTACGATTATTTCTGCGCCGGAGTTGGTGCCCATCCTTAAGAAACGGGCATGGTATTACGGGGGGCTATACCTCCCCCATGATGGGGCGCACCATGAGTTTACCAGTGGGACGACCGCCGAAAGCATTATGACCACTGCGGGATTTAGAACAGAGGTGATGCCACGCACTGATGATGCCCAACAGATACCCAGCGTGCGCACGATCCTCTCGCGCTGCCGGTTTGCGAATACCCCTGAAGTGCAACGGGGGCTTGAATGTCTCCGGCATTTCCACAATACGCCCAAGATGAAAGATGGGCGCATGAGCTGGAGCCCCCGCCCGCAACACGATTGGTCGAGTCATGGTGCGAAAGCCTT